TTCAATGGCTTGAGAGCACTCTGAACAATAGGACTGAGAATGCCGTCCCTATAAAGGAACTCCCTCATCTTCACGGTTCTCTCTCCTAACCCCATACTCAGGATGTTCTGCGGAGCCAATCCACGTAGTAAACTTGGAAATATGAGGACCGCGCCAAGAGAGGCTCCTGGTCAGGTTTTTCTGAATAACTGAATCTGAAACAGGAGCGACTCTCCAAAAAACTCGGTAGTACTGAAAAAACCGGAGAATATAATGGATCCAGTTAGTAAATGGAAGGTAAAACAAAAATGAGGAATACAAAGCGTAATAGTAGTGCGTGGACGTGGGTATCTGATAATCCGTTCCATAAACAACAGCAGACCAGAAAGTCAGGTGATGCTCTTCCGTCCGGTATGTAAGAATATCATACGTTCCAAAGGCAAAAAGAATCGCAATAAGAACATACCCTGCTACTCTCCGCGGAACCTCATAGAACTGGTAGTCCTCTCCCCGAAGAAGGCGGCTGCCTACCAACTTATGCCACAAAAGAAAGACCACTCCCATAAACCCGACAATACTTCCGGCCTGAAAATACCAAGAAGCGGAACGAAGTCCCTCGGAGGGGTAAACAGCATGGCACAAGCTAACGGCAGTATGAAACATCATACAAATGAAGCCCCAATGCATCAGCATCAGCGACAGCCAGTAGTCCTTATCCTTCTTGTAGTAAGGGGTAAAAAACAAAGAATCCAGAAGAAGAGACAAAAACCACCGGCTCCTGAGAGGATATACCTCACAACGAAGGGGACAAGGAATACGGATCCACTGATACAAGTAGAAAAAATACCCGCAAAAGAGCCACACCAAGGAGAATATTACAGCGTACCGTGTCATCTCTTCTCCTCCAAGATTTCCCACCATGGCTTCTTCAGCTCATTTCTCATAGAATGTATACCTGGATTAAATGGCTTATACAGGTATCCCTCGGGGTGGGCTTCTCCTGTCACCTCGGAAATCATCTTCTCCATTTCGTCAGTATCCACTGCCATATCCGCGAACTCGCCGGCGAACTTCTTTGTTTCCTTTACGTCCTCGATAGAGGACATCCACTTCATAAACGAATCAGGCGTATAGACTTTGGTTCGCATTGCCATGGCGTACCATTCGCAGATTTTTGCCCAATGTTCAGGGAATCGTTTACGTATTCCAATAGCGCCTGTTGCAGAGCCTTTTGGACAGAGAAGACATCCCATTCGTGATTCCGATCGATACGCAGTGTGAAGCTTGACGCCGAATTTCTCGAGGTAGAGGGCGACATCGCTTCCGAGCCACTGAATGACAGGGGAGGCATAATGGTCTCCTCTATCCTTAAGAATACCTCGATCCGGGTAGATCTTCTGACGGTTGGCTCCTTCTTCATAACGTATACCTATGATCTGGACGGTCTTGACCCCGAACTTGTTTCCTATACCCTGCTGGTGAAGATATGCTCTGATCTGGGGTATTTTGATGTGTGACTCAATCCAGCAGCCCTTCTTCATGCCAGGAAATCCGATCTGCATAAGCCAATGCTCCCACATTCTGGGAGCAGCTGGGTCAGGCGTACCAACAAGATGCACCTTGACCCCGAACAGCTTCTCCCACACGCTGATATACGCCAATGAATGAGGCCAATCGACTCCCCATCCAGGATTGGTATATACGGCTACGACCTTGTCTCTCTCACAGTTCTCCAGGATCCAAGCCATAGCGGCCATACTGTCCTTACCAGAGGAAAACCCGACAACAATCTTATCGTGCCAATTCAGATAATCGACCATACTCATCTTTCGAAGAAAGGCAAGCTCGCCCGAGAAGGCCTTTATCATTGTCTCTTTGAGGGGTGCAGTAATATCTTCGACATCTTCCCTTCGCTCGTCCGGCTCATCGAGAGCCTTCTGAACCGTTTTTTCTTCCTCGGTCAAGGAAAATTCCTCTGGGAAAAGAGACATAATAGCCTTATCGTCAAATCCGAGTTGATTGGTGGAGATCCCGACTTTCTTCAGGTCCGTGATTTCCCCCCAGAGATTCTCTTTGTCATACTCTCCTTCGGCAGACTTATTATCGAGAATCCGGGCCAGTCTTGCCCCCTCTTCGTTCAGATCAGAGACAATGACAGGAACCTCCTTGAGGTGCAGCTCATGAGCTGCCTTCAGCCGACCGTGTCCCTTGATGACAACATAATCGGAATCGACAACGATAGGCTGATCCCATCCGTAATCACGAATGGAAGCAGCGATCCTACGAACCTGAGTGGATGGATGAGCCTTCGGATTATCCGAATACGGCTTTACTCTATCAATGGGAACCATGATTATTTCAGACATACTATCTCCTCTGCTCGGGTAGCTCTACATACTGCACATCGCCCCTCAAATACCTAGACAAAAAATAGTCAAAGGTCTCTCCTATGGCCTTATGCCATATACGAGGAGCATCAATGATAACTCCCTGCTCATCCACAGTTACTCTTCCAGTACTCCAAGAGGTGCTTACCCAGTAATCTGGCATTTCTTTTCCTCTTCATCACCCTCGTCGACCACAACCTGGCCGACAGCGCCACCTCAGAGCATACAGAGACTAACTTCAGTCTCTGTATCTTTCTCCCCCATTTCCAAATACTCGGATTTCAGATCGCACCGGAATGGATGCAAGTTTGGATCATACGGAATAGTAAGATAGGGACGTGTTGGAAGTGGGGAATCAAAGAGCTCCTCCAGCCAATCTTCCTCCTCATCCATGCCAAAGCAGCTGCCGGAATAGAAGGAGTCAAACCTAGCCCGCTTCTCCTCAGGAGGAATGTCATCAAGGGATGTGAGGTATTTGACCAGATGAAAATTAGCTACTCGGCCGTCAGAACGAGCACCCATCGCGATCCACTCAAGCACCCGCTTCCATAACTTAGGATATTTCTTCCTGGAATTAATGCCCTCTTGGCGCCCGGCATTAGGGCACATAAAGCACCCGAGACGATTCGTGGTAGCATAGGCCGAAATGATTTTCAGGTTCCGGTCCCCAAGAAACTTAACAATGTCCGTATCTTTCCAGCCAATAAGCGGACTGGCATAATGCATACCTTCAAGAATCCCACGATCCGGATACGTCTTTTCTCGCGTGGCGTCCTCCGCCCACCGAACGCCGAGGACATGACAGACTTTCTCTTTCGGATCGCCGTACTTCGGGCCGATTTTCTCTTGTGCATAATACCCCTTCACATGAGGGAGCTTAAACTTGTTCCTCAGCCAGCAAGAGGCAGGATGAGGATAGTTCATTTCAAGAAGCTCTTGCTCAAAGAGATGAGGATTGGCATTTCCCGATATGAAAATCCTCTTGCCAATCATCTTCTCAGTAGCAAAGACATACGCGATGGCGTGTGGCCAATCTACTCCCCACCCCAGATTACTATAGAATACGTTGATCTTCTCCCTCTCGACGTTCTCGAGACACCATATCAAGGTGGCAAAAGAGTCCTTTCCACCGGAATACCCGATAAACACGCGGTCATGCCAATTCAGATAATCCACCATAGACAGTCGTCGTAACCACGCCTTTTCGCCGCGGAAGGGCTTGATGGTGACCTCTATAATGGGAATAGTGGGATCGTGGCCATCGGCTCCGGCTGCCACCGTCTGATGCACGATGTCCTCTTTAGGAGCCTTGGTAACCTCCTGGGCCCTGCCAGGAAACATATCAACAATATTCTTATCGGAGAATCCGAGGTCCTGAACCTTCATCCCCTGGCTTTTCAGGTGGCTTATTTCCTGCCAAAGAAACTCGTTATCCCACTCAGACTCGGCACTCTTGTTATCCATGATACGAGATAGCCGCTTCTCTTCTTCTGTCAGGTCTGTGCGAACAATAACAGGAACCTCCCGAAGCTCGAGAAGCTGGGCCGCAGCAAGCCGGGCATGGCCCTTGATAATAACCATGCCCTCGTCTACCACGATCGGCTGATCCCAGCCGTAGGACTCAATAGAATTGGCCACCTTCCTCACCTGAACAGAACGGTGAATCTTCACATTCTGCTCATAAGGGATGATCTGCTCTATCGGAACCATGATAATACTGGTTGCCGCTGCTTCTTTCGTCATGTCAGTCCCTCCTCTTCGGCCTTCCTCTTTGCCTCGGCCACAGCAATTTCCATATACTGATCAAGAGGCATATCACCGCGAGCAGCCTTAGCTCTCTCGGTCTCTTCCATCATCTTCTTGAAGTTCGCCGAATGACCGACATCAACCCACCACCTCCCCCTTGAAATGTCGTATCGGCCTTCCTGTGGAAGTTTTGCATCCTTCTCGGGATCCCATCCGTAGTCGTCCCCTTCACGAATCTGCTGCCGCTTAGGCTGTGGACAGTCAAGAAGATACAGGGCAAACTCTGCATACTTCCCGGTTTCCCTGGCCTGGGCCCCATCCCCAATCAGCTCGATGGCCTGCTTCCCAAAAGCTCCGGAATCCACGTACTCCTTGCAGAACTGGGCCCTTCCGAAATAAATCATCCACCTGATCCACAGGTCAAGATCGTGCTCCTTCAGGAACACGGCATCAGGACGGCCGTACATGGGACAGCCGGGGCAGATGTACTGATCTGTGACACTGTACAGGGGGTTCAGCATAATGCCGAGAGCCATTGAAAAATGAAGGACTTCCTTGTCGTCTTTGTCGAAGAACGGGGCTGCGTAGTAGGCTCCGTCATCAAGCCGGCCCATTTGACGGAAGGACAGCTCGCTGGGAGGATTGGCGCCGAACCCGAAAATGACAACGGTATTCTCCGGATTCTCGGTATACCGCCTCTTATAGCTGTTATACCGGAAGGTATTGCAGCACCACGGCTGCTCGTGTGTGGGATACCCACGGCGCTTGATCTCGTCTTTCCAGTCCTGACAGCGATCCTCGGCCCGCTTGATCTGGATGCTGAGCTGCCCCTCGAGGTAGGTCAGGTAATCGTCGTGCCACCGCCACATCCTCTGCCCGAAATTGGTGTCGAAGGCCACGATCTTCTCTTTATCACAGTTGTTAACTGCCCAGATCAGAGCCGCTACTCCATGACGATCGCCGGCACAGGGAACGAGAATCCGCTCGAACTTGTTGATCCACTCCACCAGGGACCCTTCGGCATGTGCAACAGAAGATCCCACCTTTCCGTCCAGACCGGTGATGAGCTGCGCGGGGACCACACCCTCGAGACCGCCTTTGATGGCGAAATCCTCAGAGGTCTCAAGAAGCCCGGGCAACATGGTCTTTATTTCCCTATCTGAGAATCCCGTCAGCTCAAGATCGGCGTCGAGGTGATACAGAGCCTCCAGCTCCTTCATGAGATTATTCATGAGCCAGTAGGTATCTGCGGTCTGATTATCCGCGATCCTGCTGGCCCTCGCCTCATTTTCGGTCATGTCGGATCGCACGATGACCGGAACCTCGGTAAGACCGAGGTGCCTCGAAGCGGCAAGTCGCCCGTGTCCTTTGATGATGACCATGTCCTTATCGACCACTATAGGCTGGTCAAAACCAAAAGCCTTGATGGACTTTGCTATCTTTTCCACCTGTTCGGGTGGATGCTTCTTTGGGTTCTTGGGGTATGGCTTGACTTGATCGATGGGCATCCAGACGGCTTCGGTGAAAATCCCTTTCATGCTTTTCCTCCCCTTTGAAGGTATGAATGGGGACCGGAGTCACCGCGTCCCGTTCCACCACAGTCCGGGTTTATCGCTATCCGGTCCCCAGTCGACAGGCTACTTTGAGTAGTACTTGATAATCCGTTTCTGCTCCCCTTCGTTGAGGGAAGCAAACTTCCTGAAAGTAATCTTGATGATCTCTTTGATCTGGGCGATGCTCACGGAGATCTTCTTTCCTTCAGCGTCGGCCACTTCCTTCGCAAACACGTTCAGGTCCATTGCTCTCCTCCTCTACCGTAATTAACTGCTTAGTTACTCCTCTATTCCAGCCAGCTCGAAGACAAAAAAGTCGTCCTTGGTATCCCTGAGAAGATAGGCAGAATCAATAGCAATGAAGCCGGGCGGCATGCCTTCGGCCGCCCAGTCCTTTCCCTTCAGTTCCTCCTCGGTCACCTTCTCGGCGCCAAGGTCGATCTTAACCACCAGTTTCATTGCTCAGCATGCTCCTTATGTCCTGCGGTCCGGACGGCTGAAGATCAACCCCGTAGACTTCACGGACCCACCGAAGAACATGCTCGATCGGCGTCTTGGTAGGCCCGTCTGCGCTCTGCTGAATCCACTCGTAGCAGATGTACTCCAGTGCTGTGGTAAAGGAATTACTCTCCGTAATTCGCTTAGCTCGCTCGATGGCGTCCATGATAATAATGGCCTCACTCTCGCTCATGCGGATCTGAATAGACGCAACCTTTGGCGCGTTCTCGTTCAGGACTCCTTCGTTAAGGTACTGCCTGACAGTCTCGTTGATCCCGTCTGCCGTAGACGATCGCGCCCGCTCCAGCCATTGTGCTGCGTTATCCTTGCTCAACACTCTGGCGATGGCCCGCATATGAGTCCATCCGATATCGGTGATATCTTCCCACTTGACCCCGCTTCTCTTGACCGCATCAGCAATACTAATCAAATACCGGGCCTTGCGGTACTTCATCCCGAGCTCCTCCTTGCAGTAGTCTTCGAGATTCTCGAATCCCCACTGCACGAAGTAAGCGTTTTCCCACGCCTCGTGCAAGAGCTTACAGAGCTCGATATACTGTGTCTCGATATTACTGGCACACTCGGTAATCTTCTTGCGGACCTGCTCTGATCGTTCAACCAACTTTCCCCCTGCCATAATTCCCTCCTAGTGTAGGCCTTTCTTAGGCTCGCCCTTCTCCACTGCGCTATCCACAGCAGCCTCAGGCTTGGTGGACTGCTCTGCTGCGGCCCTGATCTTGCGCCAGCTCTGGCTGGTTTCGTCCTCCTTCTGCTTTACCTTGGAATGTGCGACAAACCGGACCTTCTGCTGCATCCAGTTCCGGATCACATCGATCCGCTCCTTGCAGGTATCGGCCTGGGGAACAAACTTGGCAACGGCAGTCACAAGATCCTCCGTAGTCAGGTCTCGGCTGGCTTCCCAAGCATCGAACATAGCCTCCTCTACCGCAGATTCGATCTCTGCGCCAGTAAAATTGGCGCTAACAGCCACAAGCCGAGAATAATCGAAATCTTCGACTCTCTCAGGCCTCACCTTCCGAAGATGGATGCGCCAGATGTCTGCCCTTTCGACAGGGTCAGGCTCCACGACGCCCCATATTTCAGAGAACCTACCCTTCCGAAGAAGCTCCGGGGGAAGTGATTCCACGTTGTTTGCCGTGGCCACGATGAACACAGGCTTTTTATTCTCCTGCATCCAGGTGAGGATCGTGGACATAACACGGGCGGTAGTTCCAGAGTCGGTGCTTCCGGAGCTCTGTGTCCCTGCCATGGACTTCTCGATTTCCTCGATCCAAAGAACAACAGGGGCCACCGCCTCTGCCGTCTTCAAAGCAGACCGGACTGTCTGCTCGCTGGACCCGACAAGGCTCCTGAAAACCTTGCCAATATCGAACTTCAGGAGAGGAAGTTCGAGGTAATGAGAAACGCAACGTGCCGCGAGAGACTTCCCGCATCCGGGAACACCGACAAGGAGAATGCCCTTGGGAAACCGGAGACCGAACTCGGTGGCTTCAGGAGTGAAAGCGTCCTTTCTCTTACTGATCCACGACTTAAGCTCTGAGAATCCTCCAAGGTCATCCATGGATTCCTTTACATGAATGAACTCGAGAACATCACTTCTCTTGATTGCCTGCTCCTTCTCAACCTGAACAACAGCCGGATCGACCTTCTTTCGGAGAACGATGCTCAAGGCGATGGCGTTTTCCCCCTGCATCTCCGTCATACCAACGGCAGACTTGGCCGACATCTCGATATGACGATCAGTAGTAGGGGTGGTAATGCTGGTCTTGTACGCGTCCGACAGGACCTTGAAGTTCGTCTTGAACTTATCGGCATTCGGAAGATCGAGGTCGTAGACGGTAATAGTATTCTGGAGTTCAGGGGGAATGTCCAGATGTGCGCCTACCAGAATCAAGTGTGTTCCGGAAAGGCGGGCCTTATATGAGGCATCCTTCAAGCTCTGAATGACAATAAACGAATTTTGAAGAAGCTGCCTGACATTATGGAAAACGATCAGGTGAGCGTTCTGCTGATTTCCGGCATACTGGATCGCGCTGGCCAGGTCCTCAACGATGGGATCGCCGACCGTGGGAATTTCCAAAGACCGCTCGGGGGCAAGACGAAGACCCGTAGTGGACCGCCATTCCCCGTATCGGATGGAATTCCTCATGGACTCGATCTTATTGATCGACTCCTTCACGAGTTGAACCGCCCGATGATCCTCCTCGGTACGGATATACAGGAGAGAATACCCGGCCTTCAGGTAGGCATCAAAGGTAATATCCTTGACAGGCTCTCCCACGATGGGATCTTCGGATGCAGAAACATCGGCATCTTGTTTCTGACGACCGCGCCTGGAAGGCTTGCTCGAACTGAGCGCCTCCTGCAGGCTTACTGCTTTCTTCTCTTTTTCTCCTTTCAAGAACTCCATTACTTACCTCCTGTCGACTTTTTTATGAGAACCTCAGCCTCGATCAGCCTATCGAGAATGGCCTCAATAGACTGGGCCTCATTCCGCATTTCGTCGGCATCCATCCTTTTCGTATCGTAATACAGCCGACGGCAAACCCGCTGTAATCCCCTAACCTCATCTGCGTGAATGTAGTAATACTCACCTGTGATCTGTGTTCTCGGCCCGATACCCATAGTCTCCTCCTTATTATCTGCCACAGATCATATCACAAGTAAAAGTTTTTGTCAAGTCTCAATTTGAAGGCTTATACAGAGGATTCAATTTCAGCGTGGCCTTTATAACTTCCAGTTCGTAACTAAGCGGTGCCTTTCCGAAAGACCACTCGTAAATCCCGTGCGCGAGGCGTGCCGCACAATAGGCGTCGGCCTCGTTGTCGTCATTCACATCCACTCCCCACTTCTTAAAGACAGACTTGATAATCACGTTCTTCTCTGCCTTCGCCGCCCCGGTACAGTACTTCTTAAGCATCTGGGGGCTGGCGATAAGAAGCCGGGAAGGGTCGATGTTGCACTCATAGAGAAGCCGCCACTTGATAATCCCGGTCAGCTCGGCGATAGCAGACATCTTGAACTGCTTGCTGTACGCAAAGTTCTCAACCATAACCCAGTCATCCGGGGCCGGCCGATATTTTGAAAGAAGCTCATTGCAGATAATGTCACACCTCTCTATGGGATGAACCGTTGTCTTATGGGGTTTCGACTGAATCAGGAACGTCTGGTATATAGACGGACTCCGGTGTATTATCGCGTACCCTGTCCCTGTCAGACTGATGTCCAATCCTATAAAATTCATTGTCTCCCCTTTCTATCTTTGTCTGCCCGCGGTTATAGAGGGTGGAGCATGCTGAGCACTGGGCGCAGCTCCTAGCCCTCGTTCCTGTAAAAGCGGTCCCGAGACAGACATTGATGGGCGGGGGGAGAATCCCCTCGTCCACCCCTCTCGTAAAGTACTCGGCCTTAGCCTGGAGAGCATTGCACAGGGTCTGATTTGGCCGAACCGCAAAGGTCTTCACGGGGGCCCGAACATTGAATATCTTGGTGAAGTAAAACAGGTACCCGCAAGACGTGTCGATAGGAACCGGAAGCTTCTTCTCCTCGGGAACAAACTGATAAAAGAACATGTACCCTACGAGCTGGGCAACATCTTTACCAGCAGGAGCGAGAACCTCTTTGCCGGTAGTCTTGATGTCCCCGAACCGATAGACGTTCTGAGACATCCTGAGAATGGCGTCGAGCTTCATGACCACTCGATACGGCTTTTCCATCCGGCACATCCACTCCTCGTACTGCGTTGCCGCCGGAAGAGCATTACAGACCTCGCACGGCTCTGTAGGACGAACACCAAATCTCCTGATGTTATTGCAGGCTAGGCATCTCCAGTACCCTAAGAGCCTTTCTCCGAAATACACAGGACTGTTCTGAATCCAGTGATGGAGCGAGGATCCCATATCCATCATACACACGGTTGAAAAATGGTGGGTGTCCATACGAGGGTTATCTGTCAGATGGCCGATGACCCACTCTCGAGGACACAGATCGTCAACCTCGGAAAGACGCATATACAGATACCTTCTCTCCGTTCTCCGAGGCTTGGTTTCCAATAGGTTGTTGGTCAGGTGGACCGGGTCGCTAATCTGGTCAACAGCCAGTGGCTCGACCCGCTCCACTCTGACCAATCGGGTATTTTCCTTGATAAACTTCATAGATGACTCGCCTTTGCCATATTGTCTGCTGAAATCCTGTACTTCCTGCGGAAATCCTTCTCCAAGTATGCGGGGAGAAGGAGTACTCGGTGACCCGCCGAGAGCGCCATCTTAAGCTTCTTTTTTGACGCTGAAAGCCACATCCCCTTAGTCTCCACGAAGACGCCTTTGTCAAGGAGATAAAAGTCGGGGGTATACGTAGGACCGTTCAGATCTATAGTATACCCCTCGTATTCGAACCTGATACCCTCTTCAGAAAAGCATCGTGCCAGAAAGACTTCGTACCACGACCTATAAAACCCCTTTGTTATAGAATCCCATCGTTCGTGGGGCTGACTGATCGTAGAACGCCGGTATTCCGGGGCCCCTACGACCGAAGGCAGCTGCTTGACATGCTGAAGAAAGCATTCCGAGCAACAAAACACGGGATAGCCGCTGAGTATCTGGTTGCGCTTATACTGATCCACATACAGACCCTTCCCGCAAGTACAGAGCAGATTCATTACGATTCCTGTTCTTCGTTCTCTTTTGCCTTCTGGATATAGTGGTCAATGATAAACTTCTTGGCCGACAGAAACTTCTCGTTGTCGTACCAAGACTCCATGATGTCGCTCTTCAGCCTGAAAGTCTCTCCTCTGAACGACCACGGATCCCTTCCGATCAGTCCTGCGGTTTCGGCATACTGAAAAGCGGTCCGATAGTCGTTAATAGACCCCTTCACCAGTTCTCCGCCGTCAGACACGGTAGCATAGAACTCGGCTGCTCCTGAGAGGGTGAATATCTTTCTCTTATTTCCCATAGCAGCCATGGACGCCTTAAAGCGTGCGTTAACAGGAAGTTCTGTCTCTTTGTCAATATCCGCTGACTTCACCTGAGACATGCGAAAAGTGAGATGCCAATCGTGCTTCGATACAAAGCCGCCAGGTACTTCTTCCTGGGGGCCTCTGCCAAACCCTCCGATCTTTGCTCTCACCTGATTTGTCGCAATAAAGGCAACCTTATGATCTCTTTTTTTCTCCTGAATGAGGATTGTCTTGATTCGTCGAATCATTCTTGCAATGAGCCGTGCCTGGACAGCCACCATATCGTCCGCTGCAGAAGCGTCCAGTTCTGCCTGCGGGGTGAGCATGGCAAGAGAATCCAGAACCACAAGACCCACATCGTCAGCTCGAAGACACTCGGCAATAATATCTGCCGCCTGCTCTCCGGTATCAGGCTCGGCTACCGCAAATTTCTCCTTGCTGGAGTCCACCCCAAGCATCCTTGCCCAAGCAATATCAAAAAGCTCTGTACTGACCCATACCACCTTGCGGGAATCCTTCTTGGCGCATTTGCAATCCCAGAGATACTGAAAACACTTCCAACAAATGGATTGTGCTCCCGCGCACGCTCGAGTGAGAACCAATGTTTTTCCGCCGCCGGGAGGGCCATAAGGCGAGGAAGTCACTCCTACCGGAAACCCTCCTCCGATAGCATAGTCCAATGAGAATATACCTGTTGGTATCCTCGGATAGTCATGTCCGCGGGTGAATCCCGTCAGATATGTGCCCTTCCCGTATTTCCTGTCCCCTCTTGCGAGAATCTCATCCAATGTCGCCACCCTCACCCTCCTTGTTTCTTATTCCGGTACTCATTCATGGTGGCGTACTCCTTGGCCATCCGAGTATCGACCCAGTCCTTCACCTTGTCGAAAATCTGATCGATCTCCTCAGGATAGCAAGGAAAGGAGAGCATAATATCCACTCTGGCGGATTCGTAGTTCCCCAGATTGATCGTTGCCCCTGCCTTGACCGACACAACAGCAGGATGAGACAGGAAGGGCCTCACACGAATCTTCTCAGTAGAAACCTCTTCCTGCCCCAGAGCTGTTTTCGACACCTCCAGGAACGCCTCTCTCGACTCAACACACCCTGGCTTTTCTGCCGCCTCAATCTTATCTTCGTCCATTGGAACCTCCTTACGGTCTTTGCCAGTTCTCAGAGAGAAACTTCTTGACCATGTCCTTATCCCACTGCTTGGACTTGAAATTCTTGATGGCTATTCCGAGCAGATCAATCTGATCGGAGGTGTAAAGGCGCCAGCCACGGCTATCTGTGTAGGAGGTTTTAGGAATCAGTCCGTTCTTCTCCCATGCCCGAATCATCTCGGGACTCCTTCCCATGACGCCGGCCGCATACTGAATGGAAAACAGGGGGACACCATCCTTCCTCTTGACGGTATACCCCGCATGCTTGTCCACACTGGAATAAAGGGTCCTGTACCGTGTCCGGGCAGCGTCCTGAAGGCCCTTCCGATGAGCCTCGTCTTCCCAGTACCGCTCGCGCCGCCTTCGGTTAATCTCCGCCTTATTCTTGGCGTAGTACTGACGGTTGTATTCCCTTTTTTCAGCTTCGGTCTTCATCTAAAGCTCACCCCCTTCATACTCAATTTCTGCACGGTGCAGTTCTTTCGTGCATAGAAGGAAGACCTCGCCCGATTCCAGTTTTCCGCGTCCTTATATCCCACATCAAGAATATCCACGACAACAGGCTCTATCTCGGGACCGATCCTGCAAATCCGTCCGATAGCCTGCTCCACGTCAGCCAGTGGAGTAGCAAATAGAAGTGCACGAAGGGTAGGAATGTCCGTGCCGAGAGACATCATGGATGTCGTAGCGACGATAACAGGACACTCTTCGGAAATCCTGTCCCTTTCGGAATCACTGGTCTTGCTGATATACACGCCGACATCCTCGGGAGAAAGTCCGTACTTTCCCACCAACAAGTCTCTTATTTCCATAACATGAGGTATCCTCTCTGAGAGGATCAGGGTTCTGCGCCCAGAGTCCACCAAATCCCGGACAAAGGACGCTATCATTGCCGTTCTGTTCTTGTTCCTTGAAAGTCTCTTAATGATAAACCCTCGTCGATTGATCTTATCCATTATGCCCTCAGGAACAAATGCCGTTCCGTCCTCGTACTCAACAGAGATGACACGAGGAACAGGATTATCGCTGAATTCCTGAGTCACTACCTGCTTGCCAAGATGATCGTAGAACGCCCTGATAAGGCCGTCCTGCCTCCTTAGGGTAGCTGTGCATCCGATACGTCTCTGGGCTGGAAACATGCCTCCAACCCGAGAAAAATACTGTGCTCCGAGCTTATGCAGCTCATCAAAGATGACAAGGCCGAAATACCTTTTGAATTCCTCTGGATACTTGTCCTTGCACAGACTGTGAATCATGCCAACCACAATATCCTTGCCCTCAAACTCACAGGTATCCTGTCGAACAACACCGATCCTCTCCTCAGGGATGTTAGTGAACTTCTTGATCTTTGCGATCCATCCATTCTTTCCTTCCAAAAGGTCAGTCTTCGGCACGATGACAAGCGCTGTTCGCTTGATATAGGTAGCCCAGATATACAGGTTGATGACAGTCTTTCCCGATCCTGTTCCGGCGTGAATGATAAAATCATCTACTCCGCTCGAAAGAAGGGTACGGGCCTTTTCGACAACAGGCACCTGATAGGGTCTGAGCTCCTGTGTGAATCGAACATCCACGGGATGCCCCGCTATCCTCAGATCTTCGAGATCCGCGACAGGAAATGGGAGAATCTCCTTGGAATGCCGAGGCAGTCCAATTCGATTGTCGTCTTCCCTGAAGATCTCAAGAGGCAAAAGATTGTCGAACCGAGGAATCAGCGTAAACTTCTGGCGCAGATACTCGAGATCGAGCCCATCCTTCGGGAGCCAGAGGCAATCAGAGTATTCGGCCTTGTCAACGTACATTAGAGTAGCTCTTTTAAGGACCTGTTTTCTTTCGAAGGCGCATCCTTGCGCTCAAACGGGTTACGGGCCTCCTTGCCGGGAAGGGGGTCCTTGATATTCTCCTTGGAGCCGACAGGATCGGCCATGCCTAGTGCCTTCCTGAGTTCCGCAGGAGTCTTGGGTTTGAAAATCTCCTCGTAATTAAACGGCCTCAACCACTCGTCGGGATCGGTCCCGGGAGGGCAAAGCTCCTTCAGCTCCTCGGGATTGACACGACCAACAAACTCGAAGTCCTCTCCGGTGCTGCACTCCTTCTCCGTAAATCTGGAAATCTCGAACATGCAATACCGAAGATCGCCGTCCCTCCGCTCTTTCTGCTTGAGAACCTTATTCCGGGCACCGGCCTTAAGAACAATGATCTTCTTTCTGGCCTTCACGTCATTGCCCTTCTTATCCTTGTAGGTGGAATGGTCGATGATCGTGAACGCGGCAACGTATGCGTACTTACGACCATCCTCGCAGGGAGGACACTCCTCGCCCAGATCGGAAAGACAGGTTTCCCAGTTCAACCATGAGCCATTCAGATACAGCTGATGCTCTCTGAAGAAGAAGCCTTCCGAATCGAGGAAGGTGACCTTCGCACTCTTGTTCGGCGCAAGCCAGAACCGGTTACGGCTGGGATTCTGCGAAGCCTGGGCCCGAGCCTTTGCTGCTGCTTCTTCCTCCACCGACCGGGCCTTTCCTTCATCACCCTTCTTGTACCAAGACATAGTCTTATCTCCTGATTGAGAATTTTTCGGGATACTCGATGCTCTGCTTTTCACCTCCTTTCACTCCGATCCGGATGGCATTCAAGAGAACGGCATCCCATTCCTCTCTTGAATCAAGATCACCGGCATCGTTCTTTCCAACCACAGCCCAATCAAGAAAATCCACCACTGCACTTGAGTGCACATGCTCCGCGACTACCTTTGCGTAGTGGTTCCCCTGATCGTCTGCATCGAACCCAAGAAGATACCTCGATGCACTCAATCTGGAAAGTTTATCCTCTCCGATCGGTCCGCACGAGGCCATAACATTACCTACGCCAAGAGTTCTAAGCCGAAGAACGTCAGTCTCCGACTCCACTAAAATCACAGGCTGACTGAAATCAACAAACTCGATACCGTACCAGAAATCCTGCCTTCCCCACCGAAGCCCCTGATAGCCTAAGACAGTCGGTGTAAGGTAATAGAAAATCTTCTCCTTTATGGATCGGAAGTGCATAAGATAGACCTTCATATCCACATCACGGATACAGAAAATAAGTCCGTCATTTCTGCTATCCCGGCGAACACGGTAGGCATGGGCAACTCCGAGATCAATGCCCCTTCCCTGAAGGTACTGGGCCGTTTGGTTATCGTCTTTTTCCTGAATAACGGGGTAGTTCTGAAGGATAAGATTGGGAACCTGCCTCGGTGCTTCTTTCTGGACAGGTTGAGAATATATCTCCGTGAACTCCGGAGTTCTGTCCTCATCAACAAATATCTCCTTCAGAGATAGCCAATCGCTTGCCTGGGGGTTATAGCCAATAAGCCAAGTAATCCTGTGCATGAGGCCCTGAAGGGACCCGTGCCCGCACACAAAACAATTATAGCAGGATTCGCCCTTGTCGTTCACTTTTATACCAAAACTTGGACGACGATCCTCGCCCTTTTGGTGGGTCCGTACAGCCAGTGGACAGGAAGCCTGCACCCAATCAGATCCAGAAGTGTCGATATTTCCGGCCCTTAGAAGCCTGAGAAACTGAATGATGTCCCCTCTTCGCATAAAACACCCCGTATTCTGAAGGAATCATACCACAAACAAAAACTTTTGTCAACGATTTTTACCCCAGCGTCAGCGGAAGGGTGGTCCTTTCTGCCTCAATTATCGCTTGGAGATAAATCGAAGCGATCTCCCTCACATGATCGGAGGCTTCGGGGTTCTCGACCAGACGCTGTGCTTCCTCTTTCATGTTAGGAATCGAGACCTTTGACCATTCGGAAATGGGCTTGTCGAACTTGCTGTGCAGCCCTACGGACACGTTCGGCGTAAACCGAAGGATATTCGGACAGCCCCCGATAATCGCCACTTCCTCGAGAAACCGGTGGTACCACTCCGCACTACAAAGTGGAAAATCGTTCTCTTCGCCGCCAACAAACAGCGAGTACCCCATATTACCCCCTACTTAGGCCCCGAACGGGCAGATTTCCGCGCCTCGGGGTCTGAAACTCGGTCTGGATAGGTTCGTAGATAGGTTTCCCTTTCACCAAGGCAGAAATTACGTTCTCCCGAACGTCATCAGGGATGACCAGCTGACCGTTCTTGTCCTCGTACACCTGACCAACAAACTGCATGGATCCGATACGGTACCCTCCGTATCCGGGCTTGTAGTAGAGATCAGTCTTCCCTTCGGAGTCGTGAATCAGGAAGAATGTAAAGATGTCGGCCTGGTTCTCGAGAGTCCACTGATCCTTCAGCTCCATGGCCCGGGGTCCCATCTTTACTTTTGTCTCGTCATGCACCCTCTCCGCCCTCCAGGTCTTGACCTCAAGACCGATCGGTCGGATATTCCCCAAAACACCCTTTTCAGCGACCAGATCGACGGGATATTTATGAGGGGTATCCTGTACCCAGAGTATAGCCTTCATAATCTGCTCT